ACCGGGGTTACGGCAAAACCAAAACTGAAGTGGAACATACAAGGTAGTCTCAGGCAAGGCGTTGCGAGGTGCGCAGACGGCAGCTGGGACAGTGTTGTTGGCACAAGCAGAGTCAACATCAGCGAACAAAGGGTCAACTAAGTAAGTAAGCTGGGTTGTTTGCCCGACCATTTTGTTGTATCCACGCTCTTGCTCAGCGGTAAGGGTAAGCTGGTTCCAGATGTGCATCCAGTCACCATACTGGCGATCGATGCGCTGACCTCCAATCTCAACCTCAACCATAGAGATAAGCTGCTCACCTGGGTAGTCCAACCAGCGAGCATAAACCTTGTCACACTCTTTAGGATTGCAGCATGAGTCCTGGCCAATCTCTGGAAGAGTTACCTGAAGGTAGGTGCGGTATGCCAAATCACCATTTCTGGAGATAGTGCACTGCACACGGCGACCGAAATCGGCCTGGCCGTTAAAGGTCTGTTCAATAGATTCCATTGCGAAGTTAGTGTGTCTGCGGTAGGTCACTTTCCAAAAAGTGATCTGTGGGTTACCGGTCAAATAGACGTCTTGTGCGCCGTAGGCTACGAGTTGCATTAATCCTCCTCCCATTCTGTTATAATATTGCTAAAGAAAAAAATTTTACGAAAAAACGATTAATTAATCGAATTAATTGTCTAAAATTTTTTTCATATCAAAATTCTCCTTCATGAATCCTTTGAGATAATCATCCAAAAATACTTCTTTTTTACCTTCATGATTTTTAGTAAAAATATATGCATTATTATTTTTTTTGATAGTCCATCCATTTTCTAAAGCATTGTATAAAAACACCATTTTATGTAACTTTATAGGATCAATTGTGGTTTCCTGACAGTCATTTACATGAATATCCATTGTTAACTGGAGAGAAAAGAGATTAGTTATTTCTACACAAAAGAAGATTTGTTGAAAAAGTAAATTAAATAGTTTATTAATAGTTCTATATATGCCGGCTTTCAAACCCAAAGCAACGAAAAAAATTGGGAAGAAAACAAAAAATAATGTTACTGTCGATAGTAAGCATCATGAAAAAATGGAAGAGTTTAAATCAGCAGAACTAACCGTTTTACCTGCATTATTACAAAAAAAAGAAATGATTAAAGCTAAATTAACAACCAATCTAAATATCGAAGATAAATTAGAATTAGAAGATCAATTGCGACAAATTAGAATAGATATAAAAATAAATAAAAAAAAAAAGAAAAATTATTTATTAGATAATGCAGAACATGTGTTCGACTATTTTGAAAAGAAAAAGAAAATGTCAAAAGGAAAAAATAAAACTAGAATACTACATTCATTTTTTGATAAAAATAAAAATGAAAATTCAAATAAAAAAACAGAGGAACTATCGTCAATCCAAAAATATCTTACTAATATGGATGAATCATTTTTTGATATTTCTCAATATACCACTAAACATGATGTATGTAATCGATGTAAAGGCGAATTGATTTCGGTCGATTACGAAGGTGTTTTAATTTGTAAGAAATGCGGTAATAGATTTTCTTATTTAGTTGAACATGAAAAACCTTCTTATAAAGAACCCCCTAAAGAGGTATGTTTTTATGCGTATAAAAGAATTAATCATTTTCGTGAAATACTTGCTCAATTTCAAGCAAAAGAAACCACACAAATTCCAGATGAAGTTCTTATAAGTATTAAAGCTCAAATAAAAAAAGAAAGGATTAGTTTAAAACAAATGACAAATAGAAAAGCTAAAGATATTCTTAAAAAATTAGGCTATAATAAATATTATGAACATATACCATTTATTAAAGATAAATTAGGAATTAAACCTCCAATTATGAGCCCAGAATTGGAAGATAAACTATGCAGTTTATTTATGGATATTCAACGACCATATGCTAAACACTGCCCGGATGATCGTGTCAACTTTCTTAATTACTATTATGTTTTATACAAAATGTGCGAGTTATTAGGAGAAACACAATTCCTGCCATTTTTTCCAATGTTAAAAGATCCAGTAAAAAGAATAGAACAAGATGAAATCTGGAAAAAAATTTGCTATGAATTGAGATGGGAATATGTACCCACTATTTGATTTCATGAAATAAAATCTTTGCTAATTTTTTCACAGATTTAGGTTTTATTGTAATTCCATCTTTTTCAAGATCTTTATCTGAATTTATAACATTTTCCAATGAAATAAAGCTTATTTCATTGTTTTTTGCGTTGTATCCCTGATTATATTTATTGATATATTCTGTTATATCTTGATTCCATGTTTCAATATTTTCATGTAACATATTATTGGAATCCAAACTATGACCACAAATCTTAATTTTATCCCCTTTCTTGGGATAATAACTTCCTATTATAATTATTTTTGCTTTTTCAAATTTCTTTCTAAGAATATTTATTTGTGTAATCCAACCTTCTTTTAACTGTTTACTTGATAAACAGGTTGATCTTTTTCCACTATCCATTTGTGTTGGTTTAACATCATATACTTTTGAACAATTTATTAAATTTTTATGTATAGCACCTGACCCAACTGATAAAAAGAAGTATGTATTCGGAGTATTATACTTAACCTTTGGCATTTTACTAATTTCATTTTTAAATTTTTCAAGCGTTTTACACTCGGACGTGAACGATTTTACACTAGCTAATGGAAATTTTGCTTTAAACATTTCCTTTATAGAAGGGTATTTTTGTGATTCGGGTTCATGTAGAATATAATCTCCTAAAAAAACTATATTTAATTTTGGTATGGGTTTACTGCGCATCGATTCTTTTACAGGGTAGAAAATATATATTAAACCGCAAATTATAAAACAGATTATCAAAATTATAAGCCAATTCATATAATAAATTGAATTATAAAAAATTTATTATACTAACATTATCTACGACTACTAAGTATATTACATTTGCATAACTCAGCAATGTCTAAGAATCAACCAGTGCAATTAGGATTGTGTTGTATAAATACAATCTTGCGCCAACAAAAACCACCAATATTCTGTTCCAGAAAAATGATAATGAGAAAAATAGAAGAGCTTGGGATAAATGAACTTAAATTAAAAATCATACAGAATCTTGCAGATCTATATAAATTAATTCAGTGGAATGAAGCAAATGGTATTAAAGTTTTGCGGATTTCAAGTGAGTTATTTCCACATAAAAGTAATCCTAAAGTTGAAAATTATACAATGGATTTTGCAGATAAGTTGCTAAAAAAAATTGGCAAATACGCTAGATCTATGAATCATAGACTCACATTTCATCCAGGTCAATATAATGTAGTGGGGACACCAAATGAAAAATGTTTTCATCAAACTATTTCAGATTTAAGCTATCATGCAGAAGTATTGGATAGGATGGAAATGGGAAAAGATTCTGTAATGGTAGTACACGGTGGGGGTAAATATGGAGATAAACAAAAAACGTTGGATAGATGGTGTGAAAATTTTAAAAGATTACCCCAGGCCGTTCAAAACAGACTTGTACTTGAAAATTGTGAAAAATGTTTCTCGATTGAAGATTGTATTTATGTATCTAGAAAGGTGAACATACCAATTGTATTTGATACACATCACTATACTTGTTATAATTTGATGCATCCTGATGAAACACTAAAACCAGAGAGCGAATATATAGAAGAAATTTTAAATAGTTGGGAAAGACGAGGTATAAAACCTAAATTTCATGTATCCGAACAAGGCAGTGGTAGATGCGGGCATCACTCAGATTACATTGAAGTAATCCCAGACTTCTTATTGGAAATTCCTGTAAAATATGGTGTTGAAATAGATATATTAATTGAAGCTAAAGCAAAGGAACAGGCTATATTTAAATTATATAGTAAATATCCTTTCTTGAATTGCAAAGTATAATTTGTTTTAAGAATTATACTAAACTATTATTTACATACGGGGGAATCCAACAAGATTGGCTCCCATACCAAAACCGGCTCCTGAGCGTGCACCGACGGCCATACTTGGTACATAAGTATCCAAGATGGAGAAGGTTGCTGCAGCAGTCAAAGCAATGAGCATAACTTCATCTAAGTTAAGAGAGCGTTTTGGGATAGCATATGCGGCAATTGCAACCATGATACCTTCAACTAAATATTTGACGACGCGGCGGATAAGTTCACCGAGATCTAAGAGACTTCCTAATTCACCAAGCATTATATTATTTCTCGAGAAAAAAAAATTATAAGCTGTAAAAAATAACTTAAAATAATAAGACTCACAAATATATAAATGACTAAAGAATTAGCCTTTGAAAGACAAAACCTTCCAAATGGATCTGCAAATCCTAAATATATCGATTTACTTGATGAAGATAAACCCGTAGCAGGGCAAAAATTTACGTGTATCTCTTTTGTAAGTCCTGATAATATTTTAAAAAAGAAAGATTTATTTTTCTTTGAGGAATTCCTAAAGCATTGGGATTATACACAAGGCGTTCAGAAATTTACTGCATTTCTAAATTTTTTATCTTATAAATACAGCATGAATTTTGATAAAATTATGGCTGATTTTCAAGAGTACCTAAAGAGCGAACAAAAAGATCTTGTTAAGACCACAATTGGCGATGACTACAAAAATTTCCTAGATGCTAAAGAAGAGGATCTTGAAAAGACATTTAATGAGTTATACTCATTCCAAACAAATACCAGAGGATTAAAAATTAGAGGCTCGTATCCTTCACAGGAAGAGGCCGAGCTAAGATGTAAATTATTGAGAGAGATTGATCCAAATCATGATGTATTTGTGGGACCTGTTGGAATGTGGATGCCTTGGGATCCAGAGGCATATAAAACTGGTCGCGTTGAATATCTTGAAGAGGAGTTGAACCAATTGATGCATGAAAAGAATAAAAATGAAAGGCAAGCGAAACATGAGTTTGAAAAGAGAGTGGCTGAAACCAAGAAAAAGGCAATAGAGGAAAATATTAAGGTTGCAAAAGCTAGTGGTAATAAACTAACTCAAAATGTAGACAAAGATGGTAATTTGATAGGTGTTGGAGTAACAACTATTGAAGGTAAAATAAATGAAAAAGAGGTTGTAAGTTCCGCCGATATTAGAAAGGAATTGTTTGAAGGTGATAATATTCGAACGCGCGAAACTGATAAAAAAGAAGCTGAAAAACAAGAAACAAATGTTGAAATGACCATTTCAGAAAAAGATAATGATAAAAAAGTTTAAAAAGTATTAAATTGAAATTAATTGACTTACTTATATAAAATATAATCAATATCTTATATAACAATAATGAATCAATCACACGACTACCCTGCAGAAATTCCATCAAATTCTTTAAAAGGAAGATGCTGTATTACGCCGGTGAATGAAAATAGAATAGAAATAAACACTGATCCTCCTCCTACTCCAAAGAAAAAACCACAAAAAATGAAGAAAAAGAAAAAAAAAACGCACAGATGTGGATTTGATGGGTGTAGAAAGAAACTTAATTTGACACAACAAACAAAAACATGTAGATGTGGTTTTACATTCTGTTCAAAACATTTTCAATTTGAAGAGCATAAATGCTCTTTTGATTATAAAGGATTATCAAAAAATAAATATGAAACAAATGTAAGTTTGGGCGGCGGATCATTCGCCAAAGTAAATATAATTTAATTACCATCTACTCTTCTTTACATTAATAGTTGGTCCCTTTCTACCAGCTTTAGGATCATAACTTTCATCTTCGTCATCGCTACCTAAATTTTTACTCATTTCCCAAAATTCTTTGCTTCCTAATTTAAAATCTCTATGGGCACTTGCTTTGTACCAGAATATTTGGTCTTCCAATTTATTGGATTTTGCATTATTTGAAACAACTAAACATTCATAATTTTCAGTGCATTGATCCATAACTTGACAAAAAGATTCAAAAGTTGGGAACATTCCAGCAAAGTTTTCATATATTCTTTTCCTATTTGCAATATAAGGTTCTCTTAAAATAAATGTATAATCAATATTAGTTCGCAGATTTGGCGGTACTCCCAGAGGATACTGCATTGTAATAATTAACATAATTTTCCAATGTCTACCATTCATGAAAAGTAGTCTCATTAATTTATCTCTTGACCAAGAATTATCATACAAACAATCATCTAGAATACAAAATGCTCTTCCATCAATATTTGATCTACCATAAGCAGTTTTTTCCTTTTTAACTTGCTTTATCACCATTTTTTGCCTTTTTAAAACATTTTCAATAATAGCCGTATTGTATTCATCATGTATAAATAGTTTAGGAACCAGTGAACCATAAAATCCATTCCCGGCTTCTGTACCAGAGATTACCGTTCCAATAGGGATATCCTGATGATAATACAGCAAATCTCTAACCAAAAAACTCTTTCCTGTATCTCTCCTTCCAATTAATACAATAACTGGTCCGGATGCTTCATTTGGTTTGAAGGATATATTTTTCATATCAAATTTCTTTAATTCCAAATTCATTGCTATTATATGCTTATTTAATATTTTATATATAAATTACGCACAAATCCAGTTAAAATTAATAATTTCTTTTATCTATAACTATAAATGTTTGAAATTTACTATAAAAAAAATGATAATTCAGCGTTATTTAAGGAATTTGACTTGAATAAAATTAAGCATATTCAAAATTATATTCCTTTATATGGCAGATTTTTTAATCTACAAGAAACCAATTATCAAAACATTAATTTAAATCAACCATATCATATTACAAATTTAGAAAAAACAGATCAAAAAAATACATATAATTGTCAAGTTAAATCTGATAATAATGAAGAAAGTGCCAAAGCATTTTTCAAATTCTCTCCATTGATTGATCCCATTAAATTTATGGTGGGGAAATATGGAGATTTAACAGAAGACATAAAAAAATCATTACCAAAATTATCTGAAAATAAATGTCACCCTAAAGTACTTGATTCAAATAATTCGGCTTATGTAGATGGATTTTTTACCTATTTAACTAGCAACGTTTTACATCATCATAAATTTATTCATGGATTAGATTTTTTTGGGTCTTTTTTGGGGATTCAAGAAAAATTCAATATGAATATTTTTGATGATTTAGAATATTTAAATGATAGCAAATATTTCCATGAACAGAAAGGTAAATTATTTGATATAGAGGCAATGGATGAAGAAATGTTTTTTGACGCAGATACCCGAAATTATAAAAAAAAGATACAAATTGATAGAAATATTAGTAATAAATCCGTATATTCTTTAAATGGAGAGAATTTTGATGATCTATTTATTGCAGCATCCACAGTAAATAATGAACCTGTAAAATTAACGGAAGCTTTGGTATTCGAATTTAATCTTAAAAATAAAAATGCTCAAAATAATAGCAGTAGAAAAAGCGATTCTACTTGTTCGTCTCGATCATCGCATACTTCAGACGGTTCAAATAAAGAAGGATCATCTTCTAGCGATGAAGAGGAAGAAGGGACCCTGTCTTCTTTTAGCAGTATGGATTCTGATATTATTTGCAATGCCGTTATCAAAGATTTCCCAGTACAAATTATTTGTTTGGAAAAGATGGAAGCGACTCTTGATTCATTGTTAGGTGAAGAATTATCCGATCATGAATGGCGATCTTGCCTATTTCAAATAATTATGACACTAATAGCATATCAAAAGATGTTTAATTTTACGCACAATGATCTTCATACCAATAATATTATGTTTAATAAAACCGACAAACAATTCATTTATTATAGATATAACAAAGTTTATTATAAGGTACCTACTTATGGGAGATTATTCAAAGTAATAGATTTTGGTAGATCTATCTATTCATTTAAAGGTAAGTTTATTTGTAGTGATAGTTATCATCCAAAAGGTGATGCTGCCACTCAGTACAACTGTCAACCATATATGAATAACAAGAAACCTAGATTGGACCCCAACCCTTCGTTTGATTTATGTAGACTGGGTTGCGCGTTATACGATTTTTTTATGGATGATATAGATGATATTAAAACGTGCGGCGACCCAATAGCTGCATTAATAAGCGAGTGGTGCTGTGATGATAAAGGGAGAAATATTTTATATAAAAAATGCGGCGAAGAGAGATATCCGGATTTTAAATTATATAAGATGATTGCCAGATCTGTTCATAATCATACACCGCAAAAACAAGTATCGAAGCCGGTATTCAGTTCGTTTGTTTCAAATAGGAAGAAATGTGGTAAAAAGAAGTTTATTGATATTGATGCTCTTCCGATTTATGCATGATTTTTCTTGTTAATATATATCATATGAACAAGAAAGCTAAGGGATATTTATTTATAGCCATTTCGATACTATCTGTTGCCGCAATGTCTTTTATAGCATTTACCTTAAAAAATAATGCTAGGAAAGCTAAAAAAAAAGAACCATGGACCTTCTCGGAGTTTTTAAACAATGGCGAAACTATAACATATAAAACAATATTTGTAGGGGTTTCATATGGTATTATAATAGGATTGATTGATGTTTTAGGTATTTGGTATGTATTAAAATATTTGAAAGTATTCATGCCAAAAGGTAATTTATTAGACGCAGGTATAGCGGAGGTTTATGCAAGTGTATTGGCTGTCATTTTTGGTACATTTGTTAGCCATTCTATTAAAACAGTTATACCTCCCGATAATACAATACCAATGTGGTCAGATGCCTTTGGTGTTTTGATTGGTTGTTTGATAACATTAATAATTATGACTAAAACTTAAAAGTCGGGACTATTTGTAAATACTACAGGTACGCTTGTTATATTTTTAATAGGTTCTATTTGGGTATAAACAAATATTCCCGAAACAAAACTAATATAAACCACTAAAGTATCACGCATTAATTTTTTCAGAGGTACAGTCTCTTTAATAATAAATCGCATTTCGATAAATCGAAATATCAAATAAACACAGCTAACAATGATTCCTTGAATAAACATATTGTTGTCCATTATATTTATTCATAAATAATAGATTTGGGATTTTTCCGCACTTAACTTAAAACTTCAATTCCCTCAAGTATAGGATTATCATTCAAATTTAATTTATTATCTAAAACTTGAACATCTAAATCCCCCAGTTCTGGCAAATTATCGAATATTTTGATTTTTTCCAAATTATAATCATCTTCTTCCTCTTCCTCTTCTAATTTACGCTGTTCGTTTCTTTCATGACTAATCTTTTCTAATCTATCAAGTGTTTTTGGAGCAGAAATAAGAGCACTGCTAGTGGTTGTTATTTTAGTAGGAGATTCTTTTGTATTGTAGTTCATTACACTATCATTATTGCTAAAACTAATTGATGTTTTTGGCGACGATTGGATTTCCGTTGTTATAGGAATGGCCTTTAATGCTGGCACGGTCTCAATACCCATTTTAAGTGATGCAGGCATAGTAAATGGTGCTTGGGATTTTACATCTTCTTTTGTATTTTTATTTGAGTCTTCTTCATTTACGATTGGTGGAAATTCTTCACTGGTATTTATCAAAAGTGGTGCATCGTTATCTGATATAATATTTTCCTTAACATCGCTTGTTTTTACTATAGTGGTGTCATCAGCTTTTTCGACATCTTTCTTTTTTTTATCTTCTTCCTCTTTCTGTACAACTTCAGCGGCGGCTGCTTCAGCGGCAGCAGCTTCTTCAGCCTTGATTTCTTCTTCCGATTTTTCAACCGTTTCCTCTACAATTTCCTCTTCCTCAGTTTCATCAATATATGCACGTAAAATTTTCTCAACTGGCATGTTATCTCCTATAACTTTTAATATACATTCGCGAATAATAATTTCACATTCTCGCATGTTTTTCTGTTGTTGCAAAGGCATAATATGTCTTTCAAATAAATATACATTCTTATAAAGTTTTCTAGCACATTCAATATACACTTTATGTACAAAATCTGGTAATTTAGGTATATCAATATCTATTTTTTTTTGTTTGCTTGATACTCTAATACTTGTCAAAATTTTTAGTTGTGTAATGTGTACACACGTTAGGATATCTTCGAGATATCCGCATTTACTCGTTTTGATAATTCTATTAGTTTCTACATTTATAATTTCCTGATTCCATTTCGGAACTCTTGTCAAAAAATTTTGAAATGTCATTAAATATTTTGTATGTTCTTCATTTTTGATACATAAATCATATGCTTCTTTAAAGATAGAACTAAACCCTTCTATTACAAGTGGTGTAATAATATTTAATAATCTAGAAGAATATTCATTTCTTGCTTCAGAGAGGACATTTGTATTAAAATCATCCATTTTACATTTCTTTTATATTTTCTAAATCTGTTTTCGGACGCATAAACGAAAATGTTAATATATAGAAAATAAATAGTTTCTCATTTCTAAATTCTCTCCGGATCTTATCAAAATGCATTAATAATCCATATTTTTGAGTTTCATCAAGTTTGGTTGTTAGTTCTATCGCTTTCATAATATCTAAACCGGCGTAACCTTTCTCATATATTTTTTCTGTAAACTCGAAACATTTATCTACACTATTGTAATTTTTTTTTTGATTTAATGCTTTTGTTAACCAAGAATTACGCTGTTTAATTATATCTTTAAAACTTGATCTGAAGCCCTTCTTTTTATATTCGTGAATACTCATATTAACATCATTAATTAAGGGTAGTGGAACATGTATATTGCAAAATCTTGAAATAATCGGTTTTAATAATTTATTATGTTCATCAATAACAATAAAAAATCGTGTTGTATGGCTAAACTGTTCTATACATCGTCTTAATGCAGATTGTGCATCAGTAGTTAACTTATCGGCATTAAATAATATAACACTCTTAAATATATTACCATTTTTATGTTGTATATTTGTTTTTGCAAAAAATTTTAATTCATCTCTAATAAATCGGATACCTTTACCATGAGCACAATTTATGTACATAACGTATTTATTGCGATTATTAATTGTAGTATAAATATTATTAATTAAAAATTCTAATAATCCACGTTTTCCCGAACCGGCAGGTCCATGAAAAACAATATGAGGTATTTTTTTTGATTTTATAAAATATTCCAATTTGCTTTTTATATTTTTATGAATATCCATTTATAAATATTCATAAAATCCTTTTATATTAAAATTAAGCGACACTATTCAAAGGTTTGGTAAATGGGTTATTATCAAACGCAGATAATATATCAGGCTGATTTCTCGTACATTCAATTGTAGCGCCGCGTATATTTCTACCTCCCATTTGACCATAAGTAGCTATATTTCCACTTTCTTTTGGCATATTAGCAGGGCCGGATGATGGATTGGTAGAACCAAATTTCCTAATTCTTAAATTTTGAGAACCATTAAATAGAGGTTCACATCCTGGATTAATTTGATTTGTAAGAAGTTTTTCTTTATTTGGATTCAAATGAGCATTATATGCTGCGTTATACACCGGTCCATTGGTTGTTCCATTACGAGACCCACTGGAATTACCCGTATAAGATCCTTCTGTTGTTGCACGATTTTGTGATTTAAGTTGATATTCTTTAGTTGCATAACCTCCCTCATGTTTATAGAAAGGCTGCGCAATATCATAAGTTTCAGATGTTTGTTCGCGGATAGTAGTTTTAGTTCTATCAGCAGGATTCCATACACGCGCCTGGTCTACACCATTTGCCCCACTGGCATTACCATTAGGTCTTAGGTTACCAATAACATTTTCTTTTCTTGATGGTCTTAGAACGTCCATTACTGGAGCAACAATAGCTTTCATCCATCCATTGACTATACCAAATTCAGTGGGTTGTCTGGTAGTATTTCTTGAGTTCGGATACGATTTATATCCAGATTTACCATAATTCTGATTTAAGTGTTTCCATCCAGTTTGATAGTTCATATTATGCGCTTGACCTGGATATTTAATATCCGGCGCTAATTCGGGTCTAGTACTGCGTCGATAGTTTTCTTCGACTCTACCACCCGTACTTGCACCGCCTTGATTAGCAGTACTGGATCCAAAGTATTCTCTAGTTGTAAATGGTCTGTTCTCTGGTTGAAGTGGTTCTTCCGCTCGTGATCTTTGAGCCTTTTCTTGTCCTCCAGTAGTAAACCATCTATCAGGAGTATTTAAATAAAATGTATCCGGTTTATATTTTTCTATTTTACCCTCGATACCTCTATTTTTGATAATTGAATTGGCCGGCCCTTCATGGTTTCCTAAACCAAACGTAATTTTCGGGTTAGTCTTTGTTCTAAGTTGATCAACTGTTTTATCTACCCAAATATCACGTGCTTCCATACCTGCATTAAATCCATCGGACCCTTTATTTGTAAATCCTTTGTTTAATCCAGGACCCACGCGGATTTCATTCCAAGGTTTTGTATTTGACATATTCCGAGAAGGATTCATGCGTGACTGTATAAAATCAGAAGTATTTGGCGTTCCGTGCGCATAGTGCAGATTTTCATGAGGCGCAAATAGCGGAGCCTGTTCTCTTTTATGTATTACTTGTGAACCAGATCCGCTATAGCTATCTAAAATACTTTCGTTTCCCCCAAATTTTGTTGTACGCTGGGTTACATTAGACCCAAAAAATGGCACCATATTGTTGAATTTAATATCCTTTTTTTGTACAGAATCTCCTGATAAAGATTTAAATAACATAGCATTGGTTGGATCTCCTCCAGCCTCAACCTTTTTTTCATAAACGTCTTGTTTATAATATCGATCAGTTGCAGTATTGGGCGCTGGATAACTTGCTGGATTGTCCCCAACATCTGCAAATGTCTGAACTGGGAAATTAACAGGAGGTTTTACTGGAATTCCAGTTTTCACATTTCCCATTTGCAATCTTCTTGCTTCGGGTCCAGATCGATTTGTGAATTTTTCTTGAGAAGGCATCTCCTCTTCTTTGTTTTGATTTGATAAAATATACATAGCTCCTAATCCTAATACGGGTATCGCAATTTCTGCCATTATATATTAAACAATATATTTTCTTAAACAATAAATTAACTACATTGATAATTTATTATTTTAAAGTTGCCTTTGGTAGTTTATCACCAGCATAAACTCCTATGGGCTGACCTCTTTGCTTTACCATACAAGGTATTTTGTCAACGAAATGGTCCTTCTCTAAAATTCTTGTATTAAGATTGTTTTGAAAAGGTATACAAGTATTTTCCTGTGGGTTCAGAAATAGAATATAACGATGATTTTGTTCTAAATCTTTATACATCCATGCAGGATGTGTTGCTCTAGATTGATCTGTAACAGCCTTACTACATGTTGGATACCTTACCCTTTTTGATTTTACAACACCTGAATTTGGATACTCATCTTTTGAACACCACTTAGATAATGGTCTTGTAATACCAATTAGATCACTATCAATATCAATAGGAGCACCTTCAGGAACTTTTCTCAGATTTGCTCCCCATCCTTGCATTCGAATTTGCGGATCTTCAAAGAAACAAGGTTTATTCCCCCAACCTGGTTTATTCAGCATATATCGTCCTGGCCCCGTTGATTCTTCTAGTATTTTCTTTGTTCTGCACTCATCATAATTAAATCGTGTAAATGCCATTTAATATATAGAATATAAATATAATAAAAAAAATACTAAATATGTTATTAAATGGTAATGCAATTAAATATACAGGAAATGGATATTCCTAATACTGTTAAAATAGCCTTAAATATGATAGTCAAAAATGAGAGCAAGATTATAATTCGCTTATTGGAATCTGTATTGCCTATAGTAGATTCATATTGTATTTGTGATACTGGATCTACTGACGATACAAAAGAAATAATTAAGAATTTTTTTGATAAATGGGATATATCAGGTTGTATAATTGAAGAAACATTCATAAATTTTGGATACAATAGAAACTACGCATTACAAAAATGTAGAGAGTTAATTGACTGTGATTATATTCTTTTATTAGACGCTGATATGAAACTTGAAATTGGAAAGACTTTCAATAAAAACTGTCTTAATGGAATGGACTATTTTCATATTCTACAAGGAAATGATAATTTTAGATATAAAAATGTTAGAATTATTAAAAATTCAAAAGAATTTGAGTATAAAGGTGCAACGCACGAGTATATGCATGTACCTAAAATATTTAATAAATATACCACACTTGACAATAACATATTATTTATCGCAGATATTGGAGATGGTGGTTGCAAAAAGGATAAATTTATAAGAGATATTCGTATTTTAGAAAGTGAAGTAGCTAAAAATTCAAAGGACCAAAGATCTTATTTTTATCTTGCAAATTCTTACTTTGATAGTAAGAATTATAATCAGGCAATACAAGCATATAAAACCCGAGTTGAGTTAGGGGGATGGAATGAAGAAATATTTTATAGTTACTACAGAATTGGAAAATCATATAAAGCATTGGATAATATAACCAGTGCTATATACTATTTTTTAGAAGCATATAATAATCATCCGGGACGAGCAGAACCGCTTAATTCCTTAATCTCTATTTATCGAAATAGCAATAAAGCAGAATTAGCAAATTTATTTTATTCGCAAGCAATTACTATTCCTCAACCTCCCGCTGATGCATTATTTGTAGAATCAAATGTTTATAATTATTTACTACATTATGAGTTTTATCTTTTCTATTTTTATTTAAATGAAAATGATCGCGCATCTTATAATATCGATACAATTCAATATATATTTATTTATTTGTTAAATAATCATCCTTATGCGATATCAAATATTTTGTCAAATTATAAATTTTATGCGAGAATTTTACATTGTAAAGGTGACGCAATGCGTGAAACATCCTTACAAGCTTGCATACGATTAAAAATACAACCAATGACATTAATTAATAAAAATCTATATGCATCTAGTACACCTTCTATAAGTTCATTAAATGATAAAATAATTTTAAATATTAGATATGTAAATTATTATTTGGATGATCAATGGAATTATAAATATAAAGAATCTACTGAAAAAACAATCAATATTTGTGTGCAATTTTCAGATAATGCATTCATGAAACCAAAAAACAGCAAACGCATGGAAAATGCCCCGTTTTCAGAATCAGATTATGAAATAATAGGAAAGAATTCAAAGATTATAGAAGGCGTGCAAGATATTAGACTTTTAGAATTTAACAACATATTATATTATACAGGAGTAGTTTTACATGAAAAAGAGGGGAAACGATACTGTAATATTCATTATGGTATTTATGATATAAGTAATGCTAAATTAGATGGATGTTTAATCAAATCTCCAAAAAATCGAGTGTGTGAGAAAAATTGGTTATTGTTCCATAACAATAAAGAATTAATGTGTATATATGAATGGTTTCCTCTAACGATTGGAAAAATAAAAGATAATGAATATTCTATTTTACACAAACAGGATATGACACCATTATTTAAACATATTAGAGGTTCAACAAATGGCGTTATCGTATGCGACGAAATTTGGTTTGTTTGTCATTTTGTATCATATGAAAAACCTAGGCGTTATTATCATATTATTATCAAGTTAGATTTGAATACTTTAAAATTTATTTCACATAGTATACCATTTACTTTTGAAGGCGAGCCTATTGAATATTGTTGTGGTTTAAGAGTTGATAATGATTTATTATATATGACATATTCAATCAAAGATAATAATAGTAATATCGCAGTTCTAAAAAAAAATACAATAAAATTTATGGATGAAGATCTAATGTATTAATATTTTATGAGAAAGGCCCAATTGGACGTTGAAATTTTTCAACAACTAAAGGTTTGGGTAGTGTACCCTCCAAACGATTAAAAAATTTAACATTTCCCATGCAGTTCAAATCAGGTTTTACAGCGGGTTTTTGTTTTACCAAATTAGTAGATCCGATTCCAAATAAAGCACTTTCAATATCGGATGCATTATTTGAAAGTACATTATTATTATATCCATTTGTCATCATTGGCATATTAATTCCTGCACAGGGAAATCTTGTATCTTTTGAAATACATTTAAATTTCCATATATTTGTATCAAATTGTCTTTGAATACCTCTTTGCTCTTGACAGTACCATCCTTTTGAATTTTTTAAACTTGTGTCGGTCATATTAATATGTAATAAACTAATATTATTTTTTGTTTGACATGATCTTATCTATCAAGGTTTTCTTTTTTACTAAAATATCGTCTGATTTTTGAAAGATAGATTGTATTAGAGAATGGTTTTCATAAAAATATTGCCACGAAAATAAAATCATAAAACATCCTGCCTCATCTATAGAACCAAAAGATGTTAACGGGTCATTTTCATGAAGACATTTTATGATATCGGAATAGTCATTTTTAATAGTCTTATATAGATCATCAATTCTTTCATTGATTTTATCAGTATACTCTTTTAAATGAAAAGCTTCTAAAAGTTCTTTTCTATAAATTGTATCGTTTTTCTTTCGATAAGTTAATTTAAGTGAATAATTATACATTTATTATAGTTATTCACATAATTTTAAGTATTTATTGCGAATGTGTTTGTCTTTCAAGATAGTCTTGATCTCTAGTTAATTCACGAGAAGGAAGACCGCCTCGAATCCAACCAGCAGCAGCAACACCTTCTACCAGATTATGAGGATTTTGAATTGTAGCTTGTACAGTTGGCAAAAGAGGTGTTCTGCTATAATTACCAAAGGATGTTTCTGTAATAGTTTTGCATGATTTTGTATCATTAATCATAGCACCTTGCTGAAGTCTTGCTTCAAGAACTGGACGAGGAGGTCCGCGTCCTAAATATGGAACAGTTGTAAATGGTCGCTGTTGAAGACTGATTTTACATTTGGGGTGTGTCTGAATTGTTCCAATTTTAAGATTTGAATCGGATGTGATATTACAACCACCAGCACCGCAAGGTCCAAATCCGCCGTTATAAAACATACTAGGTTGTTGTGTTGCAAAAGCTATTGGTTTTTTCATACCACATTCCTTCAAAAAATAGTTTGTAGTGTTGTATGTACCCATGGCATTGTTTTGTCCTTCACGGGCAGTTATACCACAAGTATCGTTGCCAATTCTTGTAAGATTATCAAAATTATAACTATGTACGCTTGCCATTTCTGTATAATTATACCTAAGATTATTTTTCTTAATAATTAATCCATCTAGGATTGTCTTTTAAACATTGCAATCCATTACCTTCTTTACAGGAAGGCATGTCGCCATAGCAGAATTTAGCAAATGCGGTTTGATCATTGGCGACTCTGGAGTTTGCTGTCGTATAAAATCTTTGCATAGACTGTTCAAAACTTAAAGTATCTCCTAAATCTAAAAATAATCGCGGATCAGGACCAACATTTCCCGCGCTAGTATTTATTTCCTTTTCTACTTCTGGGTTGAATGATGGTGCTGCTGCTGGTCTTTTTGGATTATATTTAATTTCGGGAAGAAGGACATTTCCGAGTGGATTTTTTGCAGTTGGAGTAGTAAACGATCGTTTGGTAGCTTTGTATAAATTGGGATTTGTAAAACCTTCCTTAACTATCTGTTCTTTAATTTTCTTTTTCACACCTTCTTTTCTTTTTGTTTTATACATCATTACAATTATAACTAAAGTAATTCCAGCACTTACTAAAATTTTAAAGAATCCGCTAGTAAAAAACCCTATAATTGTTAAAAGAATTATCAATCGAGTTACCGCATTTAACTTTGAAATATAGTCTAAATTACTACTAGGCCATATTTCGGTTATATGATCACTATCAAATAATATTGCTGGATTATTTAACCAAAATGTATTTGTCATTATATATATAATTTAAATTATTTTTTATTATTGATTGTCTACTAAATTAGTTTTCTTTTTCTTTCGTCTTCTTTTCTTCTTCTTTTTCTTTTTTTTATTTGCTTGTGGTTCTCCTACGACATTATTTGTACCGGTATGGACAAAATTAGCATTCTCTGCTCTAACAGCGGCTAATTGAGCTTCCAGTATGCGAATTTGTTCATCTTTGGCACTTTTTCGAGCTTGCAGTTTCTTGCGCAATCTTTCTTTGGTTTTAGCTTTGGAAATATTTTGTTGCATGTGGCCTTGAAACGCGCCCATATTAACTTTAGAATTTTTACCACCTGTTGGCATTCCCATCTGACTCATCATTTTTTGCATATTTTCCATTCCAGGCATTTTATGAAGCTTCTTCATCAATTCCGAAGCTTCTTCCATGAGCTCGCTTTCTTTTATCTCTCCTGATTTAATTTTTTCATCAAGATTTCCACCAACTTTTTTAATCATTTTCATCAATCTACCAGGATCTTTAAACAAAACTTGAAAAATATCTGTTACAGAATTTACTCCGGAAATATCTTGAAAATCTTTCATCGTTTCTTCTGTTATTTCACTTGCTAATCGCCCTAATTTACCGTCTAACAGTCCGCTAATATGTTCATGTAGTTCATCTGGGTTGGGCATATCTTCCATATTTATACTTGGTTCGCCATCTGCTTTTTCAAATGCATTTCCACTCATATCAAAAATTTTTGACATTTGCTCCATTGTCTCCTCTAATTTACCTTTTAACTCTTCTTCATTAATTGCTTCGAATAAATTTGCCGTGTCACCAAATGATTCTGAATTATTTTCTGAATTTACAATAGAAAAACAAACTAATTGTAAATATTTCCATATAATTAGCCTTGTCTTCTCTGTTATATCTTGTTTCCACACTTCTCTAAAATCTATACCAGGTAGGAAATAAATGGCTTCATTTCCTTTGTAAATTTCATTGTTTTGATATAATAGATCAAAAAATCTTGGTGTGTATGTTTCTTTACAATGATTAAATAAATTTACAACGTTTTCTGAATCAGGCGATTCAACTATATCAAGCATAAGTTTTTTAAGCAAATCTTCATATTCTGGAAATGTAGATATCATATCTGTCAAGAAATCTTTCATAACCTTCAAAAATTCAGGAGGGATTAAAATTTCATCATTTTTTACTTTAGACATTATATATCTAAACTAAAAATTATGTTTAAATTAAACTTATCCTTTATACATTATACTTAATTTTGATAAATTTTGAAGATATTTTACAATTTTCTTTTGATTTTCTTCCGACATATTTGAAGCTTTATTTCTTATCATTTCAATTGCACCAAGAACCTTTTCAGAATTATATTCATCGCTTTTTCCTATATCATTCTTATAATCTTTTATCATGAAAAAAGACCAGTCCCCGTTATCGATTTGTTTAGAATATGGCACCACGCAATATTGATACCACGCCTTTATAACAATACTAGGATTTATTTTCATAACTCCACTTATATAATACCTTGATGTCTTTACGTTTTTATCATCAGGAAAAACGGTTAATACATCATCCAAAAATTCAATAAAATGCGAATTGAATGCCTTAATAATACTCATTATAAATTAGATATGGGTGTTCTTTTAAATAATTTGGTTTTTGTTATCTTTTACTTGCTAAATCTGTATTCCTTTGCTCTTGTAATTTGCCCATATCAACATTTCCTACTTTATTTGGTACATAATCTTCCGGAGGTGTTGCAATACTTTGGTTATCTGACCAGCCCGTATAACTATGCATCATTCTTAAGCCGCCGTCACCTTTTGCGGATAGTTCTTCTGCTGACATATCTAAATATGAATAATTATCTGATAATCCACTCCCCATCTCATTCATTGAAAATGCTAAAGGCTCCCCATTATTATTTGTAGCTTTATTATTAATTTCGACCTCTCCTGGGCTTAAAAAATGATTAATTTCTTTTAATCCATCAATTACACGATTGCCGTGATGTAATAATAATACAGTAGGAACACTTTTAACATTGGGAGGTAGTAATAATCTCTGTCCATTTTCTAAAATAATGTTTATCGAACCGTCTTTATGTTTTTCGCGTTTATCAATACAAACAAAATGAAGATCATCTCTAGTTTTTGTTCTTGATAATTTAAGTAATAGTTGCTTACAATGATTACAATAATTACTATAATATAATACAGCACTCATATAATATTACGAATGAAATTTGGTTATTAAATTAAACCCAAATAATAGTTTTATAAAAAATTGATTAAACAAGAAATTATATGTATATAATTATATAACCATGAGTTCCTTATCTCAAGACGTTGAACAATCAATTTCCCAAAGTGCTGTATTAGATACATATATCAGCTCCCGCGATGAAGTTAACGGGATACTTACTTTTACTTTGGCGGGTATTAATGTAAGTATTGCAAATGGTCTTAGGCGCACAATTCTATCAGATATTCCTGTTCTAGCATTTAAAACATTTCCCCACAATGAAAATAAAGCAGATTTTATCACCAATACATCGCGATTTAATAATGAAATACTAAAGCAAAGACTTGGATGTATTCCAATTCATATTCCTGATCTTAAAATGCCATACAATGAATTGCAGGTTGAAATACAGAAAAAGAATGATACTAATGAGATGATGTATCTTACTACTAAAGATTTTAAAGTGAAAAATACATCAAGTAATAAATATCTCGATGATAGTACAGTTAATAAGATATTTCCACCGGATCCAATTACAGGAGATTATGTATTATTTGCTAGACTTCGCCCTAAAATTTCAAATGAGGTACCAGGTGAAGAAATTAGAATAAATGCTAAAATGTCATCGCATACTGCCGGAGAGGATGGCATGTATAATACTGTTTCATGTTGCACATATTTCAATACTCCAGATAAAGTTGCGCAGAAGGATGGATGGCAAGCAAAATTAAGTACTTTGACTGAAGAAGAGAAAGACCCGGAGTCATTAACTCTTATAGAAATGGATTACTATAATCACGATGCGAAAAGGTTCTTTATCAAAGATAGTTTTGATTTTAAGATTGAAACTATAGGTGTTCTCACGAATTATGATATTTGTTTTCAAGCTAGTCAAATTATAATAGAAAAATTATTGCATATTAAGGATATTGCATCTGAAAATACACTTACTGTTACTAAAGCAGCATCCACAATTGAAAACTGTTATGAAATTTTACTCGATGGATTTGGATATACCATTGGGAAGGTGGTTGAATATATTTTACATAGAGATCTATATGCCGGTAATAAAACTGTGACATATGTAGGGTTTAGAAAAAGTCATCCACACGATAGTACTAGTTTTATTCGTATTGCATATAAAAGTAAATTTACTTCTATTGAAGATGTAAAATCAGATGTTGGTGATGCTTGTGAGGAGGCAATAAAAATTTACTCCACCATTGCTAGTGAATTTGAAAAGTAAATTAATTATATTTAATATTAATTTACTTAATAATTATTGTTGCGTACTTTCTTGCAAGTCTTTTACAACAGACTTAATCTCATCAACTTTCCTTTTTTTTAAAGGATAATTGATCGAACGCATAAGATGGTGACAAGGAATATTATTGATATATTCAATAACTACATGTTTCCTTACAGCTATTCCCTCAGGTCGCAAATCATTCAAATACTGTTGATGCAAATTATACATATGAGTTCGATATTCAAAAGGAAACTCTAGAAGTGGTTTTTCCTTTTTGATATAACATCTAATATAGTTTGAATGCAAATTAAAAGTAAAATTATGAACTTGTTTGCGTAGTTGATCGAATGTACCTTTATGTTCAGGATAATATTTAAGGAAATCGCCGACTGCACCCATTTGCCTCAAATTATAGTATTGATATTGAAGTTTAGGACTATTTCCTTTAAGCTTGCGTACATGTTCATACGTTGGATTTCTAATTTTAGTTCTATCTCCCGTATCAGGATTTACAAAGACCGCCCCCATAATTCTATAATCCATATTCTGCGTATAAAATTTATCTCTAATTTCATTAAAATTAAGTCCTTCACAATCAATTACTTTATTTAGAGAACGCGGTATTTCATATGGTACTGTTGCGGCAAAGATATTTTCATCCCAATCTGTCAATGATATCTCATTTACAACTAAATCTTGACATTGATATACTTTACATAGAATAATATTAGATTGTGTAAATGGGACAACTATTCTATTATCAGGATGCTGAAGAATCCAAGAGTAACATAAATTTTTATTAAAATTTTCAAATTCGTACCCCAATCGATTCATCGCTTCAAGAAACATAGTCCTGAACGTTATTTTTTTGTCCTGATAAAATGAACATTTTGCCCCAACACAACTTCTCGAAGCGATCTCCCATTCTTGTGTTAGAGTATTAAAGAACATATTTATCATTGTACCCTCTATAAATTCTTGAATTTCATACTGAGTTTTATTATCAGATACATCTGCAAGAAATGTTTCATTATCTATTGATTTTGGTGGAGAGAATGAAATAATTTTGTCATTATGTAAAATAACTGACCTGAAAAGACCAAGCGTTTTTTGATTGGTAATATTCAAATTATTCTTGTTATATTTAAGCAAATAAATATTATTTTCTGATTTTTTAGCATCTGTTATCTCAGCTTTTAAACTCATGACCTTTTCGCGCCATTGTTCGTCTTCATTATCAACTTCTCTTAGCATATTTTCAAGATTTTTTACTCTCTCACTTTTTTGCTGTTTTACAATAATACCCTTTTCTTCAGCATACTCCTTATCATTATATAGTCTTTGAATGTCTACTGTGCTTGCGAGATTATATCTGATCTGCATTTGCTTTATGATACCGATATCTCTTTAATAATATTTGACAATCAATTTATTTCAAGTACATTCCAAGAACTTAATTTCTACTCTAATTATAAGGCAATGTCTGAAAAACAGCAAAAACCAGTTGACCCACCACAATCATTTTTTGAATTAGGAGAGGTTATTAAGATAATAGCTCCATCAAATAGTGATATTAATGAGAAAAGTTATCTAATTCAATATTTAGATGAAAATGAAATAGATATCCTCGACGTTGATACATTAAATAAATCAACGCTTGCGATAACAGATGGTAATTTAAATGATGAATCTATTGAATCTATTGAAATATTAAGTAAACCCACCAATGAAGGGTTTGCTAGACAGAATAACCTTTTACCGGGAACATGGATCACAATTCAATTAGGAGGTGATGTGCCCGCTACGGTTAATGGTGAAATTACCAGTTTAGAAGAAGATATGATAGAGATTAACACTTGGCCTGGAAATAAAAAAATTTATATTGATTTTGAATATAAAGGTATACCTAAAAATTTACCTATAGATTCGATTCGACCATTTACACCTCCCGCTGTACCCGATGAGCAATCACCAAGCCAAGCTACACCATCTCCTCAATTTCCACAGCTTACGCCTTCTCCAGTAGAGCAGAGAGAAGAAGATCTCGATATAGATATTTCACCGGTTGATGTTGCTACTGCAATTCCAAATGTTGCGGCCCAAAGAAAAGAGATTTTATTAGATGCTGATGATATTGTTTTTGGAGAGAAACTAGGGGCAATTACTCAAGAAGTACCAGTTAGTGAATCAGAAAGGCGATTTGGTATAGAAACTCAAAGTGATGATTTATTAAATGATCTTCTCTCCACAATTCCAACATCTGCCAGAAATACGAAAGTGTTAAAATCAATTCATATAATGGTAGAAAGATATCAACAACTTAGACAGCAATTTTCAAAATTATCTGATGATGGCGAATATGATATCCCCGATACCAAAACTGCAGACTACAAACCATTGATTACAAATTTACAAAATTTAGATGCAAAACTGTATTGGCTATTGCCAATTGCCAAAAATCGAAAAAATATCTATGATATGAGAATAGATGACGAAGACGATTCATCTGATATAGTAAGTACAAAACTGAGTGATGCACAAACAAATATATATGAGATAGTTAGTCAGTATATGACAAATACTGTACCTGATGGTGAAAATAAATATGAATATCTTTATAGAGCATTAAATAGATATCTAACACCATTTACTGATCCAAATTTGAAAAATAATGTAATTGTTTCATCTCGAGTAAATCAAACCATGAATGTTATTATCGGAAATTTTGAGAATATTATGTCTTCAGTAATTTGTGGTGAAAAATTCCAACAAGAAAGATTTGTTATGGGAAGATATGAACAGGCATTAACAAGACCCACAATTCGCGATTTAAAAAATCGTAGATTATTACCAGATTTAGTTGATCTAACACCTGGAGATAGATTATCATTATTGGGATATTTGCAATTACCAGAAGCATTTGTTAGATATTCGCAAATTAATCTACCTCAAACAAATATATTACTCAAATCTAATTTAAATCTAATCCCCTTCTCATATTTTCGATATTTGAACATGAATTCTCCTTCCGATATTAATATAAATAGCATAGAGCAAAATCAAACACCCTCAAAAGGTGATGATGAAAATTTCTTAAAAAAATTTGAGATGTTTGTATACGATCAACTTTCTAGTCTAGAGGATAGAAATGAAGAACATTATACTAAATTTTTAAATAATATGGTACCTAGAACACGTTCTCTTTTTAATATGATGAAAAAATACTATAAAAATTCAACATCATTCTTGAATATATTATTCCATTTACAACCTTTTATGGTTTATGCCAATGATATAACTTTCAAACAATATGAAGAAATTGTTAATTTCATGCGCTCTAATATTTTAAAATTTAAAAAACATTTAGTGCAAAATAATACAGCATACCTTAATTATACTTCACACGAATACAAAAATAACAATACTAAATTTAATACAGGATTTAAAAATAGTTATTTATTTAATTTGTTAAGTTCTAATAGTTCAAATGCTAGGCAGACTGAACAGGAATATAAATTATCTGTTGTAGATTTAGAATCGGGTATAAAAACAAATAAAAGATTAAATATATCCACCCCAGAATTTATAAAACGTATTTATACCGCTGACTATGGTTCTCTCTTCGCAAATACAATAGCTCTTGAGGACATCGATTTATTTATAGGAATGGATGTTGATACCATAATTAAAAATAAGTTAGAATCTTTGGAAGGAGAAAAAAAACAAGAGGAATCTAGAGATGATAAAGAGTGTAAAAATTTTGTACTAGCTAAATATTATCTTGATATCGATGATTTGAAAGAAGATGATGGTAACCCTGAAGTTTATTTTGATACTAAATATGATGATACCCGGTATGATATCGTTGATGAATTTGAAAATGAACAAACGCTAATGTCTCCCACAGATTTTAATGCATTTTTATTAAACCATTTGATGGCTAATGTAGGATTAAGTGAAGAGACTGCCAGAAGAGAAGCCAGTGCTATGGTTCAAAAAAAACGTTTAATTATTGAGGGAGATTATTGTTATTTAACTACTGAACAAGGAAAGAATATATATTATATTCGTGATAGTAACAATACATGGATACATAACCCTGAATATGACGGTGAAAGTATTAGTGCAACAATGTTTTGTAATCTCAAAAAGAACTGTATGGCAATCAATAAAGAGTGTGATAATATGATAATCAATAAAACAAAACTAAAACAGCAACTTTTGAATGAAATGTTAGAACAGTTTGATCAAGATTTGCATTTGGATCAAGATACAATTACTACAAAATTAAATGAACAACAAAAATATTTGAATGAGCGATTAAAAATGTTACAATTAATTGATAATCTTTTAACAGTGAGATACGATGAAGTTAAATTTGCAATAGGTCAAACCATGCCTGAAAGAAATATTGAGGTATCGCCTTATGCCGAATTGCGAGATCTTATTCTATCTCATGCAGATTTTGTCAAACGCCAAACAGATATTTTAAAGTTTATTGAAAAAACTTGCCAACCATTAACTTGGTCTGATGAACAAGGTGGTAATATGTGGTTTTATTGTATCAAAACAGGCAAAAAATTATTACCAACATTTTATGAAAGACTTGCTGAGGCATTCTTTTCAGGGAATTATCAACCTGTACTTGAGAGAATAGTTTCTGAAAGAGGAGAAATTAGCGATGATGGTGATAAAATTGTTGATAAGTATTCTGGATATACTATTCGTATGATTGAATTTGATGATGCAGAAGGGTTTGATGACGCTGGTTATAAAATTGTTACTAGAGCCTTAATAAATAAAGATATAGGTGATGTAATAATGGATATGTCATTCAGACCGGTAGATAAATTAAAATCCAAAGACGGTGATATGATTAGTAATATTATAAAGACCTTACAACAACAAATGGGCATTTCTATTGGAGGGAATATAGAATTTATTATTAAAAACGTTGAGTCAACATTAGATAGTTATTTACCTTCAGAAGAATTGTATAAACAAAAAGTAAAACAAGCAAAATCTAGAAATGTAAGATTGGGGTCTTATATTGATGTACATGACGAAGCGTTATTATTACTTACATTAGGTTATTTTATGATAGCGACACAAACAATGATGCCATCTATTATTACATCCAAAACATTTAAAGGATGTGGTCCAAAATCATTTGAAGGTTATCCCCTTGAAGGTCCTGGAGATTATTCGGCATTGAAATATATAGCGTGTTGTGCTTTGAGATTACGATCTAGAACTCGACCTTGGCAGAGATTACCTAGATTGACGCGAGATAAAGCGGTCTCGACATTGAAAGCATTTATGGAAAAGCTTAAAAAACTCATCGACAAAGAAATTCTTAAAAATAGAAATGTAACGGAAAGAATAGATGCAAAACTATTATACCTTCAGAACAAATCGCCAGGCGAAGCTATCCCTATGGAATTTGATGTAAAACGGTGGTTAACATTCCTACCTCCATTATTTCCTGTAAATATTAAAGATATTCAACCTTTGCCTGCAAATTTTAAAGAGAATTTGGATAAAGATATAGAAAGTGCAAATCCTAGACAATTTGAGAGAGTTTCTACTCTATATGGTAAAATGACTATGATGTCAATGCATATTTTAGAATTGATTCAACGAGTTATAAATAAAGAGACATTACTTCTTTCAAACAATCAAAATGAATTATTGGTTGAAAATGCATGTTGTAATAACGGATCGAGGGTGACACGAGTTTATTTTGAGGAAAAAGAAAATAGCATTCGTACTGTAAATGCTAATGTACAGAAATATGGAGATATATATAATATAGTTGAAAATTTGATTGTTCCATTTTATTTATTTGATCCTAAAAATACAAAACTTAAATATCCTGCCGTTCCAAAAACTTTTTCTGAAAGTACAATTTATAGAGCATTTATAAGATTTTGTTATTATAATACCGGATTTATATTATCTGAACAATTAGAGAGAGTATGTGGTACAAATTCAAGTCAATTCAAAGCAACAAATAATATTTTAGAGAAGATTGAAATTTTAAAAAAAGAAAATAAAAACTACAGCATGGATGATTTCTTAAGATTAATGAATATTGTAAATAAATCAAATATTGTTGAGGTGGATATGAATGAAGATATTATATCACCAAGAGTCAGTTTTGAAAATCTAATGAAAAATGAAGAGATAAAAGCTGATATTGAGGGTACTGATTTGGAAACATTTATGAATATGATGACAGGCGTGCTTGATAGATATGATGTGCTATTAGAGCCTTCTGGAGAAGATGAAAACGTAATTAACACATTTTCAACATTTCTACAAAATCGAACGGATGAATTAATGACCGAAATTATCGAATATACGGATATTGAAGGCGATTTGAATACAATTGAGTTTTTTAATACTATTGGTAATTGGAAGCTAAAGGGTGAAAATATTTATATGAGTTTAGAAGATGAAACAGCAGAAACATTTTACAATTATGCCAATACATACATCAAAAATATTTTGAAGATTTACCCTACAATTATTGTTGATGGTGGAAATAAAACGGATTATAAATCACCAAGTGTTCCAATGCATTGGACTAAGGGTGCTCAAAAGTTAAGTAATACGCATATTAAAGATGTAAAAAATATTATTTCGAAAGAATTTAGTAAATTATATGAATTTTATGGAGATGTTGAAATTAAACCAATACTAATAGATATAAGTAATTCGGTAATAACCAATACAATTATTACAATTTCACAATTATTACCATTTTTCTCTGATATCAGATTAGAAGCAGGAGAACCAAGAGCGAAAACAATTTTAGATGGGGATGTCATTAAACGAATAATGAAATTTTTACTCATGCGTGCCTTATCCGAATATATTAAAATAACGGAGGAATATTCTGCAAGTGAGACAGTGGTAGAAGGTGATTCAAGTATTATGGGTGAAAGACTTGAAGAGGATATTTTAAGAGGACGTGCTTTACAATTAAGGCAAAAAACAAGTAATATTCTTAAAGCATTTATCTCCATTTTGCATACACAAAAATCGATTATAAATATTTCAAATGATGAGATTAATCTTAAAGTTAATAAATCAAAAGAAAAAGAAAAATCTAAAATTACTAAAAATCTTGGCGATTTAACTGTAGAGGAAAGAAAGGTTCAAGATATTATGAAAAACCATAAAATAGGCAATTGGTCTCTTGGTCAAACACGGGCGTTATTTGTTTATGATGAAGAACAATATGAAAAGGAGCGTCACGATTTAGAAGTGGATGCTTTAAATGAAATGCAAGTTAACGCTATAGATGGTGTAACTGAAAGAACACGTGAAATTTATCAAATGGACTGGGCAAATGAACAATTAGAAGATCAGCGAATGCAGAGTGAAATAGGTAATGCTATATTACAACAAGGGGATGATGATGATGGCCCCGAGGATTTTTTCTAACCGTTTAATTATGTATAGTTATGAAATATTATGGACTTTTAATGGAGATGAATGGAAAACGATAGTAATAACAAGAAAAATCAAAAAAAAATAATTTAAATAATACATTAAATCTATATTTATGTATTATTTACCAAATGAACTATGGGATATTGTGAAGACATACCAACTCAATTGGAAACCCACACATAAAAAAAAGTTTAGTACAGTCATGAATGAATTGAAATATATTTTTGATGTTTTGTGTTGTTCTAGAGGTTGTCGAGCTTATACAGTACATAAAATTACTGGGTATTTTCATAAATGTTATTTTACACTTATTTAAAATCTAAATCACGGCGTGTTTCTTTAGAGATTTATCATGTATATTCCAAAAATTTAAATTCTAAAATAATCTATATAAGACAATGTATAGATCATTTATTCGTAAACATACAACATCAGTCGCTATATTATTATTTATCATATTTTTTTACATTATTCAGTGTTGTGCCCCATCATTTTTATATAAAAAGGATGGGTCTATCCGACCATTTGGCTTAGGTTACAAAGGTAAAACTGTTTTACCTATTTGGTTGATTGCTATAATAGTATCTATATTATCTTACTTGTTTGTAGTTTATTATTTAGCAATGCCGAAACTATCTTTTTAATTTGTTACAGTGTATAGACTTGGTTTCTTTTGGTTTGCCTGCATTTCTTCTTCTTGATCTTGTAAATCCATAGCCGTTTTTTTCATTTCTTCAGTGGAGTATTCACACTGAATATTTGCTATCGAATGCGATGATATTGATATAGTAAGACATCCCGCCATTACGTACCAAATATATTCTGCAATTAAATCTTTTATGACAACAAGTTCGTATAATTTATTATATTCCGGCATATTGGCGTAATTCGATTTGAAAATCTGTGAATTATTTTTAGATTTCTTAGCAAGGGTTTTCATAAAATCTTCATAATTATCAGGAGTCATCTCATTTATAACTAGAGAATGATCTGCACAAATTTTAGTTAATAATGCATTTCCATTATCAGCAACTAGTGCATTGAATTTTCTAGATAAACCTAAACAAGATATAAATAAGTATCCAAATGTATTGGAAAATGGGCTTAGCCAACCGGGAAAAGCCGATGTTAAAGCTATTACACTTCCTAAAACAAGAAAATTAGGAATAAATGTATACATAAGAACTGAAAATAAGTTTTGAGCACTACCGTTACATACAGCCTGTGCATTACTGAAATTAAACCATATTTGGATTAAAACAATAAAAATTATATATCCTAATGTGTATGCTCCTGTAGTGATGGCCTCTTCTGGACCCCCACTAGACATTCCATAACCTTTTATTAAAAAATATATAGTTGTAAATGCTAAAAATGTTGTTATAATTGTAGAAACTGAGCTAGTTAATTTCGATGCACTTGAATCCATATATATATACTATTTATGTATTATTTTTTTTTGTTTTTTGCCTTTATAACTTATGAATAGTCCACACATACCAACATTAACAGAACCGGGTGTAAGTTATTTTTTGAGATCTACATTAAAAAAATGCAATGAAACAAAAACAAAATATTTTAATGTATTGTGGAATTTAGGATTATTATTCTTTTTTGTAGCTCTTTTAGGGATAATTTTAGTTTACAAAAAAAATACAAAATTAACTATAGAACAGAAAAAGGAAAAACATGAAAAGGAAAAGAAATATGTTTTAGAAAAAATTAAAACATTGCAAGAAAAGGAAAAGAAAAAGCAAAATGAAATAATTACAAACCTTCCTAAGTTTGAAAGTAATTTTGTGATGTTACATAAAAATTATTATAAGATTTAAATATAAATGACAACAGCTAAAGAAGAGATTGAACAATTTTATAAAAAAAAGAAAAAATATGATTCAAAATACAATACTGCAAAAAATAGAATTCTTCATGACTCAGATTTAAGTAAAGAAGATAAAAGAAAACGGTTAAAAAAAATCAAACCTCAATGTTTGGGCTGTAAGAGAGCTGTCGGTACCATTTTCACCCCAACTATAGGTCGTGTTAAAGAAGCTAAGTGTGGTGATACAGCATCACCGTGTCCTTATAATATCAGAATTAATTATGGTGTATATGAATATGCTCCCAAGTTATTGGATAAGATAACTCATGATATACGGTTGTTTCAGTTTAATATTAGTAAAATTAAATACAATCTTTTGTTTGACTTGGTAACAGAAGAGGAAATGGAACAATCGTTTAATGAAACAAAAGATAAATACAAACAAATGATCAGTTATAAAACTGTGATCGAAGATTTTTTACAAAAGTTTAATACAGTTGAGATTGAAGGTATCGATGGCTTAGAAGATAGAGTTATTAGTAAAAATATATATATACAAACTAAAAAAAATGAACTAGAAGGGTTAATTTCTAAGTTTAGAAGTATGATTTTAGATTATACTAAGAGTACACTTGCTGACTCAAAAAGAGCATTAATGACAGATGGTATTGACTTGTATTTAAATAGAATCTTACCAACTATGAAAATTATACGAGAAACACTATATGAAATAAATACCGTTTTAAAAGAAAAGGGCAAGTTTAACTTAATTCAAAAAGAACATACACTAGAGACTTTGATAATGGAAATTGATCCCATGACTTTTATTTCTGGAGGGGATGCGGACAATGAAGATGATGAAGAGGATGATGAAGAGGATGATGAAGATGATGATGAAGATGATGATGAAGATGATGATGAAGATGAAGATGATGAGGGGGAGGATCCATGGATTACAATGGATGGGACAATCAAAGAATAAAATAGAATATTACTATATATGAAATTTATAAGTATACCTGTATTTATTATAAGTTTAGCCATTGGATTATTTTTAGCTTATATTACAACCCCTAATCCTGGCGTTATTTACGTATATCCAAATCCAGATAATATAGATAAAATACAATTCAAAGATGAAGGTGGTACATGCTTTGGATTCAAGGCAAATGAAGTTAAATGTCCCAATGATGATAAACTGGTGAGAAAATATCCTATGCAAACTTTTGAAACCAAAAAATGAAATGTTTGAAATATATATAGATGTATTTAAGACGATTAATATATAGTGAAGTTGGAAAATATATAATGTCTATCTTATTAGGATTAGGTTTAGCTACGTTATTTAGAAAGGTTTGTAATGATAGATCTTGTTTAGTTTTTCATGCACCTCATATAAATAAAATTAAGGGACAGATATTTGATTTTGATGGGAAGTGCTATACTTTTGAAGAAAAAGCGGAGAGATGTGATCAAAACAAGAAGATTTTAGGTTTTGCGTAATGTTGAATTGTATCAAATATAATTCAATATTATATGTCAGATTCTACTAGCATTGAATCACTGCCCGGACCACCATCTGAGTCATCTAATAATATTAAGATGCAAGTATCAGAAGGACACCCTGTGTCACAAACACCACAACCCACTCCAACACAAACGGCATTAAATAATGACCCAGGAGCTTCTTCAGCGGTAGCAATTGCACCAGCTCAGGTAGATCCTAATTCAATGAACAAGGTCATGCAAGGGTTGCAACAGGCTCATATGCAAGGTATGACAGGTTTAGCATCTCGAGATATCCCAATGCCTACTACTCAGTTTACACAAGATCAACAGATTAAGCCAAACTATATACCAGATCCTTCAAATAAAGATTACATAGAAGAAGAAGATACTTATGAAACGATCATTGAAAAGAAAAAACAAAAGATGGAACAGGAAGATAGATTGGATATGCTTTATAATGAGTTGCAATTGCCTATTTTAATTATGTCATTGTTTTTATTATTTCAATTACCTTTTACGCAAAAAAAACTGTTTCATTTTTTCCCCAGCATGTTTCTTAAAGATGGAAATATGAGCATGGGTGGTTATGTTTTGAAGACTGCTATATTTGGATTAAGCTTTTATTTTATCATGAAACTTAGCAAATATGCCAGCGAGTTGTAATTAATTATATAAGAATATTATATAATGGCTTCGCAAGCTAAGTTGACTAGAGAAGAAACTCTTTTGGCAGAAATTAAGACCTATGACTGTGTAGATGAAAATAATATCGCATTTACAAATTATAATAGTAATAGAAATAACAATAACTATTTAGCTCAATTAGTGATATATCTTCGTGGAGTACAACAATGTACTCCTGGGGAAAAAGGGAAAATAGTCGATCTAAGATCACTTTTACAAGAAAGAATTTTATTCGACTACGAGTATCCACAAGCGGTTATTGAACAGGGTCAGTTCCAAGAGCAAGAGCAAAAGCAAGTACAACAGTTACAACAAATGCAACCGCAACACGAGTTACAGGATCAAGAAGCACAACGTTTTCGCGGAGATGTAGATCAACGATTTAGTAATATTGAAAATATACTCCAAGAGCTGGTCAATATGCAAGAACAAGGATTACAAAATCAAGAGGAAATAAGTAGTGGAGTCATGGAAGCTATAGCCTCTATTGAAGGCGTTCAACAAGGAGTTGATGCTATGCACGGTGATTTAAAAAGAGGATTCGAATCAATTCAAAGAAAAATGGCAGATTGCATACCTCCTCCAACTGAAGTGATGCAAATGTTATATTGTTTTCTATCATTGATTAGTTTAATCATTGTGGTTTTAGTATTGGTTCATAAAATTTATTATCAAATCACTATGACTACTTCACGGATAATGAGTGCTGTTGGGGGGTCTATTCCGGGGATAGGTGGTTTTTTGGGAGCTACAATGCAAGGCATGACATTAATTATTTTTTTTATAGCTTACATAAATTTTATAACATTTATAACTGGTGGTTTAATACAAGGAACTGTAATTGCTGGTAATCTTTTATATTATATAAGGATTTTTATTGAAACTATATTTAACTTTGCATTGGATAACTTGAGAGGATTAAATGAAACGCTTACCGAAATCTTAAATATAGCATTTCCAGAATTTGAAGGTATCCAAGCTAGTTTAGTTAACTTAAAAACGGCTATAATAGAATTAATTCGACCATATATTGAAGAGACTAAAGAAGAAGTTGCGCAAGCTGCAAGAGAAGCTGCAAAAGAAGCTGTAGAAAACACAGTTAGAGCACCTGCTAATGCTGTAGGAAATGACATGGGTACCGCTGCTAATGCAACATCAAATGCATTATCCACAGCATCAGATGCTGTAGCAGATGCATTAGGCGGTGCAGTTGATTTCACACGTAGAAATATTAGAATGGGCGGCGGCGCTGGCACAGAAATGGGCATTTTAGAGAGAAAAGAGAAATTTGTACT